GCTAAGTATAAGGCGACAAGTAGGTATGCTCGGTCGCTTAGAAGGAGTAAGAACTTTATTGGCGGTGTAGGAAGGGTAAAGTTACGAACGAAGGATTAGCAATGAGTCAAAAGTTTTTAGTTTGTTTAGTCACCCAGTTTGCCATAATGTGTGTAATTTCAATTTTTGTTGACAAAAGTTTAAGTAAGTCTTTATATTGGTTAGGAGCTTGTCTATTGAATATTGGCGTATTGTTAATGAAGTAGGAAGTAAAAATGTTGAAGATGGTAAGGATAGATTGCGATGTACTTGGTTATAAGTTTCATGTTTATGACTTTGAGAAGTCAATAAGTCATGAGTACATAATGAGAGATATACGTGAACAAGATATGTATAAGCTAAAAAAGTTTAATGGAATTGACGGTAATATTCTTGATGTAGGTGCGAATATTGGCATAATGTCGATTTTGTTTGCTAAGATGTTCCCAAGCTTTAAGATATACGCGATAGAGCCTTTAAAGTGTAGCTACAATAATTTGTGTAAAGCTATTAGTGAGAATGGCACAAGCAATATTTTTGCGTATAATTTAGCAGTTGGTGATGAGAATACTGAGTGCTATGCTGCAGCCGGTGAAGAGATGAGTGGTGGTGCTCATTGCTATAAGAAGTTTGAGGATATAAAAAGTTATGCTACTGAGAATACTGTTAGAATGGTAACGCCTAAAGAGTTGTTTAAGATAATTGGCATTTCAAGATTTGCTTTGTTAAAGATGGACTGTGAGGGAGGAGAGCACGGATTTTTTAAAAGTCTTACTGATAAAGAAATAGATGATTGTTTTGAGCATATTACTGCTGAGTTTCATGGCCATGAGGCGGGTAGTTTGGTTGCTAGAATAAAAGATATAAAGAAAGAGAAAGCAGCTCTTTGGTGTATTTAATGACGAGGTGGCTATGGAATATGAAGAAGAGTTTTGCCCGGATTGTGGAGAACGTATGGAATTAGTTAAAGTTGGCATGGATAGTGAGGGGAATGCTATAGATATGACCCCTTATTGGAAATGTGTTCGCTGTAGGTTAGAGATGGAAGTAAATGAGTGTTAAGCGCTTTTCTTTGTTTATACTGTAAGGAACATTAAAAGAAAGGAGAGACATGAGAGCTGATAGAGCAAAGATTCTAAGAGGATTGGGTTTGGTAACAGTTGGAGATATAAGTGCTATAGCCATATCTCAGCAAGGAGAGGTTTGTGCAAGAAGTACAGATGCTGTGAATATCGTTGTTGGTAATGTTGGCATTGAGGATATGGATGAGAATTGGGCATTACCAGACGTTGCATTATTTATTCGTATGCTACGTAGTTTTACGTCTGCTAAGATAGAAATTGTTCGTAAGCGGAGTAGCTTTGCTTTAAGTGGTGACGGTGTGGAATGGAAGTATCGTCTTGGAAATTATGAAAGTTTGGCTACAACTTCGTTGGATGATGTGATAGGTGCTATTGGTAAGCCTAAGTTAAGTATACCTACGACGGTTGATACTTTGAAGAGAATATCAACGACACAGTCTGTGGTATGTGCTGAGTATATCCATTTTGTTTCGAACGATGGAAAGATAAAAGTTGTGGTTGGAGAAGAGGATACCTATTCTGGTATAATTGATTTAGAGGTATCGCCTGAAATGGATTTTGAGATAAAGGTCCCCGCAGCAAGATTTGTAGAGATAGTTAGCAAGATTGATGAACCGAACATAAAGCTTCAGTTTCATGTCGACAAGGCGAAGGTTATTCGATTTGCGATGTCGAAGTTTAGCTGGTTAGTCGGTGCTGTCACTAAAATTGAGAAGCTTGGTGAATAATGCTAATTGAGAAGTATAGACCACGTAGATTAGATGACATGCTTCTTGGCCCGGAAAATAAGGCTGCTTTCGAAAGATTTATTGCTGAGAAAACGTTTCCTCATTTATTTTTTGTTGGTGGACCGGGAACTGGAAAGACGACTGTTGCAAGAATACTTTGTCGGGAGATTAAGGCTGAGGCCATGGAACTTAACGCATCAGATGAGCGAGGTATAGACATAATACGTGAGAAGGTAAAGTCGTTTATGAGTACTGAGATGATTGTTGGAAAGAGCATGAAGGTTGTATTATTCGATGAAGCCGACCAGTTAACAAAAGATGCACAGACATCTTTACGCAATATGCTTGAAGCTCACCATGTAAATACGAGTGTAATATTTTCGTTAAACTACCCCAGGAAAATGATTGACCCATTGGTAAGTAGATGTCAGGTATATAAGTTTGAAAGTCAGTCTGTTGCTAATGCTGCAAAGCTTTTTAAGACAATTCTTGAGAAGGAAAAGGTAGCATATATGCCTAATGATTTATTTAATCTTGCTACTGACTGCAAAGGTGATTTACGAAAGGGCATAGGAATACTTGAAAGAGATACGGTTAAAAAAGTTTTTAAGTATTCTGGTGTGTTTCTTGCTTATGCGGCAAGCGTGGGTGAATTGATTAAACTTGTTCATGCAAATAAGCTTGAAGAGCTTAACATAGAGCTTAGAAAGGAAATAGACTATGAGCAAGTTTATCGCGATGTATTTGAGGAACATTGGATGACGCCAGGTATGAATCGTGAAAAGATTTTACCGATTATAGAAGAGTATACGTATAAGCATTCGAATACTTTTGAGCCGCGTATAAACTTTATTTTCTTTTTACAAGCTCTAGCTAGATATATTGTTTAGGGTTGTTCGAGTAGCTGCGATGTTTGTTTATACTTATGTAAGGAGGAGAGTAAATGCGAAAGTTTAATAAAGAGAAATTAGAAAAAGCGGCAATTGCTTTAATTGACGCACTTGAATTGGATTTGCATGACCCTAATTTTGTAGATACGCCTAGTCGGATAGCTAGAATGTACGATGAGATATGCTTGCCTAAAGAAGAGATAGAGGAACAAGTAAAGACGTACTTATCAAAGACGTTTCCTAGTCAGTATGATGGCATGGTAATTAGCAGAGGAATTCGTGCATATTCTGTATGCGGACATCACTTGCTACCGATAATTCTAGATGTGACATTAGCTTATATTCCTACTGATAAAGTGCTTGGCTTATCGAAGCTGGCACGCGTTGCTGTGACAATGGCTAAGCGACCACTAATCCAGGAAGACTATACACGTGATTTGGCAAGGATAATGATGGCGGTGTTAAAGCCTAAAGGTGTTGGTATATACGTTGAAGGGGTACACTATTGCCAGACTATGCGTGGTGCTATGCAGAGAGATGCTATTATGACAACAACAGAAGTATTGGGGTGCTTTCGTAAAGATGAGAAGACTAGAAGTGAGTTTCTTTTGGAAGCACGAACTAGAGTATGAGACTTGGTAGCGCCGTTAGAAATCAGATACGCTTAAAGTGCATTACTTGCGGTAAGTGGTTTAGTATAACGACGAACCATTTGCATTTGTATACTGAAGAGGTTAGAAGAACGTGGACGTGTGGTTTGCATCATAAGGATAGAGTTATTCCGAAAGGTAGTATTGTAAAGGAGGGAGCCACTATGGATGAACAGAAGAATGAACAGCCTGGAATAGTTGAGGAACAGGGAGTAAAAGGACAGCCTGAACAAGTCCTCGAGGAAGAGACACTTAAGAAAGCTGTAATGAAGATGGCCTACACTAAGAAATGGAAAGCAATACTTATTGGTAGGTATGCTGCAGGAGCAAAGACAGTAACGCCCTTTATGGCTGTTGTAGAAGAGATTGTAATGACTAAGGTGCGTTCCAGAAATCCTGACGACCTGGAAAAACGGCGTGAGGACATGCGGCAGAATGCGAAAAAGGTACTTGCTAAGGCTTTCCCTGAGTTAGGTATAATCCCTAAATAGCCCGTAAAGACCCTTAGAAATCACGCGGCGAATGGCCTAGCACATGGTTTGCTAGGCATAACCATATCCCAGGATACCCCTGGTTTAGGATACGCTAAAAGCGATTAAAGAAGGTATAAGATATGAATGTACCTTTACCGACATTTATAACTGTAGTAATGAATATAGATTTTGACGAAAAAGATGGGAAGGTAGTAATCCCTGAATTTTTATGGAATTTTGATGCGATACTTTGCAGCGCAGGATTTTGGTATCCGCATACTCTCTTTGAGAAAAAAGGTAAGATAATGGTAGATTCCGCGGGCTTCCAGTTTCGCGGTCGGGCTAACCTACATAGACGAGGTGAGTTTCTTAGTCTGAGAGAAAAGTATTATCGTTGGCAGTGTGAGTATGGTGACTATATCATTGGTGGGGATATCCCGATTGGTATAACTAAGGATATTAAGTTTATTAAAAATACGTTAGAGTTATCATTGAATAATATGCAGCTCCAATTTGATTTAGGTGCAGAGGGTCGTTACGTTAATGTTATACATGGTAGAGAGCCTGAGATAATTCGTTATTGGTATAGCGGAGTAAAAAAATTCCCTAGTATTGGTTGGGCATTTGGTTCTGCTTTAAAGACTTCTGTGTATGGTTTCGCTTTGCAATTGATAGCTCTTTATGAGTTAGGGGCATTTAAGCAGAAGCAGAAGATAATCCATTGTTTAGGAGCAACATCAAGAAAAGTCGCTGTTGGGATGCATTATCTCGTTGAGAAGTTAGGAATAGAAACTGAGATGTTATCTTTTGATGCATCTAGTTCATCGGCGCATCGGTTTGGTATGCTTATAGATGAGAATGGGGATGGCTTATCTTTCAAGGATGTTCGTGAAGGCAGGCCTTTTTTTCTTTGGAATGGCGAGAAGCTTGTTGATATACCGGCTAAGCTTGGCGGTGAAAGATTATATCATGTGATGAGAACAAATATGGAGAATGCTGTAAATGCTTGGAAAAAGAATGTTCAGAGAGTTGTTAGAGAGAAAGGAGAAGAGTATGATAGTTTGGTAGTTAGTAGTGGCGCCAAGTTTGTTTATGATACTTGGAAGGAACTTGGAGTGGATGGGTTGTGTAAAGAGATAGACCGTAGGGGTTTGATGGGAAGAGTATCAGCGATTGAAGCTATCGATAGCTGTAGGATTCTTTGATGAAGAAGCAAAATATAAAAATGACAATGCAGTCTATCCTTGGTGGTTCGGTGGCTGAGGTAACTGATGAAAAGAAGAAAGGTAAGTCCGCTAAAGTGTCTTGTGAAAATTGCCCTCTTAATGGAAAGACAAAGGTTATAGACCCACCTAAGGTAGCTGCAAGTATTCTCATTGTTGGAGAGGCTCCTGGAAAGGAAGAAGAAGCCCAAGGTAAACGATTTGTTGGAAAAAGCGGACAGCTACTTCGTTCTTGTTTGGATAGAGTTGGCATATCAGTTGATAAGGATGTACAGTTTACGAATGTATGTAATTGTCGACCGTCGAATGAGCGTGGTGATAATCGAACACCTGAGGGAAAAGAAATTGGCGTATGTTCCAAGCTTTATTTAGCTAGAGATATAGAACGCTTTAAGCATATTATTGTTGTTGGAAAGACCGCGGAAGAGGCGGTTTTAGGTGAAACGAATTCTTTTGCAAGAGGGAATGTTGTTTGGCATGGGGAAAAGCGTGTGGCTGTAACGCATCACCCAGCATCTATTTTAAGAAATCCTAACGCAGCAGATGAGTATGTAATGGACTTTCGTTTCTTTAAGTCCGTATTCATTGATGACTACGAGCCGAAATACACTTTGGTTGACAGTATAGAAACAAGAAATGCCCTTTATGCTAGCGTATTAAAATTAAAGATAGTAGTTGTTGATATAGAGACTACTGGACTAGAAGTAACAGACCAGATAACTCTCGTCGGCTTTTGCACCAATGATGGCGCATTTGTTGTACCGATTATAGGCAAGTTTATGGAAAATATTGAGGTAGTAAAGAAATGCCTATCGGTAAAAGATATAACTTACGTACCACATAATGCGACATTTGAGTATAAGATGTTGAATAGTAACGGGCTTTGTGACTCAAGAATACACTATGATGATACGATGATAAATGCTTATTTGATTACGCAAGGAAAAGGACGGGCTGGATATAAGTTAAAAAGTGTTGCAGTTGAGTTTGGCTTTAGATGGGCAAACTTAGTTTTGAATCCGGCAACAGAGCAAGACTTTAAAAAGCTTTGTGCTTATAATGCAGAAGACTTAATCAATACTTGGAAGCTTTACTTTGAGCAGAAAGAAATGATGTCTAAAAATGGCTTGGCTAATGTTGCAAAGAAAGTAACTGCACCAGCAATACCTATCATTGGTGATATGGAACGTTATGGCGTTAAGATAAATGTAGCAGGATTAGATGTAATTAGAAAGAGGTTAACTAAGCAGATATCGATACTGACCGAAGAGTTAACAGATAAGTTTGGTGAAAGGAATTGGAATAGTACGAAACAGCTTCAAGAAATATTTGCGGGATTGCTTGACACAGAAGATGTTAAGAAGACTCCTGGAGGTAAGATAAGTACTGATGAAGGTGCTTTGAAGGCTTGTTTAGAGAGATGTGACAGTAATGAGAAATTGCCAAGTAGAGAAAATATAATATTTATTTGTGAGAGACTTTTGAAGCTGAGAGGAGCTTCCAAGCTTTTAGGAACATACGTAGAAGGTTTGACAAAGCGTTTAAGTTCGGATGGCAGGCTTAGGGGTAACTTTTCCTTAATTGGAACTGCGACAGGGAGGTTGTCTTCATTTGACCCAAACTTGCAAAATATTCCAAGAGGAAGTATTATTAAGTCTATATTTGTCGCTGAAGATGGCTATTCATTGATAGAAGCAGACTTGTCCCAAATTGAGTTAAGGGTAGTTGCTTCTATCGCTCCAGAGCAGGTAATGATTGATGCTTATAATAGAGGCACTGACTTGCATAGATTAACTGCAAGTTTAGTTTCCGGAGTGCCTTTGGAGCAGATAACGAAAGAACAAAGACAGACTGCAAAGTCGATTAACTTTGGTTTGATATATGGCATGTCTTGGCAAGGCTATAAAGCATACGCAAAAAATGAGTATGATATTATTTTGACTAATGAGCAAGCACAGCAGTTTAGACAAACGTTCTTTGAGAAGTATCCTGGAATAAGAGAATGGCACTTAGAAGTTGAAACTAAAATGCGACATGGCATGAATGAAGTTCGTACGGTTATGGGTAGGATAAGGTATCTAAAAGATGAGGAGTTCCTTCCTGGATTTTCAGGTGAGCAGGAGCTTGGACATAAAATAAGGCAAGCGTTAAATACGCCCGTTCAGTCAGCGGCATCTGACTTGAATTTACAGGCTATGCGCGTAATTTGGGAAAAAATAGATAGTAGTTATTGTCGATTTTTGCTAACAGTGCATGACGAATTTATGTTGGAATGCCGTGATGATAAGATACAGGAGGTATTGGCTTTGATTAAAGAGAGCGCACAGCAGGTTCAAAAGAATAATGATTGGCTTAAAGTGCCTTTTATATTTGATGTTAAGGTTGGAAAGAGTTGGAGCGAACTTAAAGAGGTTGAGTGATAACGCTAGCTAATTGTTTATATGATAGGAGGATATGAAGATGGCAGAACAGAATAGGCAGTGGTCACAGATAGTAGTCGAGGTAGATGGGCATCAGTTTGAGATTGACCCAAATGAATATTTGAAGATAGACTACTTTCAGATTAAAGAAGAATTGCTTAGATACGCGTCGAATGTGGCATGGATTGGTAGCATAAAGGAAGCAGTATCTAAGCAGCTTGGCGACCTAGAGTTTGAGGTTGATAAGCTTTACGCTTCGCTTGATTTAAAGTATAGGGATAGTTTGGAAGGAAAGAAAGCTCGGGAAATGGACAGAGAGGTAAAGAGCAACATTTATGGCAACGCAACGTACCAGGAATACCGAAGAAGGTTATCAGAGATGCGGTATCTTGAAGGCAAGATAAAAGCTATTTTAAGTGCCCTATCTAAGAAGGATAGTATGTTAGTGCAGCTTTGCACACTTTACAAAAATGAGCAGAGTAGGTTATAGGTGACTATTAGTGGCGGTGATTACCAGAGGAGGTAGTTTATGGGTTTACGCATCGATGACTTTAAGAAGAAAATGGAAGAGAAGCATTCTGGTAGCTCTCAGTTCTATAAGTTGCAGGAAGGACAGACGCACCAGATACGCTTGCTTCCAAGAAGTACTGCTTTTTTTACGGACAAAGGTGACGATGATTTTGCTTATGACTACCGCATACATTTCAAGATATTCGATGTGAAGGGTTACAAGCGCCTTATTTGCAAGAGGTCGATTGGTGAGAAGTGCCCTATTTGTGAGTACGCTTTTGGTATGAAGGGCGACCCGAAGGCAAAGAAGCTTTTCCCAACGACAACGTACTTGTTCAATATTTACGATTACAAGAGCAAGAAGATTATGGTATTGGACACTCGTCCGTCAATCCATGACCAGATAGTTAAGATTTTAACGAATCCTCGCTATCAAGATTCAATCTTGCAGATTAAGAATGGTCGGGACATTACTATTGAGAAAGGAACAATCACCCCAGGCAAGCCTAATCCTGATTTGTATTCAGTTATGGCAGTACCTGATAGAACAGATGTAGTTGACCAGCTTCCGGAAGATTGGGAGACGCAAATAAATAATTTAGCTGACTTAGTTCCGAGTATAGAGGAAGATGCAGTTTACTTGACGGTTGTAGATTGCCTGCGTAGTGGTAAACTTCCTGAGCCCCGTGAGATTAAGAAAGAGAAAGAGGTAGAGGAAGAAGCAGAGACAGTATCTGAAGCAAAACCGGCAGAGACTAAAGGTGAAGTTAAGAAGGAAGAGCCAGGGAAAGGTACAGATGCTCCTGCTACGGTTGAGAAGAAGGTTGAGGAAACTGTTAGCGGTGAGAAGCCTAAATGTTGGGGAGTAGACTTTGCTCCAAGGACAAAAGATTGCCAAGCATGTTCTTTGAAAGTTACTTGTAGAGATAAGGTATTTGCGTCATAAGAAGGAGAAAGAAGATGAGTATAACACAGAAGGAAAGAGAAAAGCTTGAAGAGGGTTTAAGAAAAGACCTTGGCGGGGGTACGATGGCTGAGATACCTGTTAGAGGCTTTTTGTCTACTGGCAGTATTTCACTTGATTACGCTATTCGAGGTCAGCTTTGGGATGGCGGATATCCTCGTGGTCGTATAGTTGAACTGTATGGGGACCCGTCAACTGGTAAAAGTTTGTTAATAGCCCATGCTATAGCTAATGCGCAAAAGCTTGGCTGGTATGTTATTTATGATGATGCAGAAAACTCTTTGGATTCGTTCTTTATGCAGAAGCTTGGCGTAAGGAATGACTTATCGATTGTTAATTCTGAGACAATCGAGGGCCATGTAAAGAGAGTTTCTCGTTGCATAAAGAAAATACGTGAAGCTGATGCTGAGACGCCCATCTTGATTTGTTTAGATAGCTTGGCAGCATTGTCAACAACGCATGAAAGAGGCTCACCTGAGAAGCTTGAAGCAGATGTTGCGAACGAAATAATTCCAGATGTCAATCTTGATAAGCGTGATATGACTAAGGCACAGCTAATCAGAGGGGCAATGAGAGTATTAGCATCACGCTTTATGAAGGAAGATGTTTTATACATTTGCACTAATCACGTGACACAGAAGATTGGGGTAATGTATGGACCGACAACAACGACGCCAGGAGGAACAGGGGTTAAGTTTCACGCATCTGTTAGGATAGACTTGAACAAAGGAAAGAAGTTCGAGAACAATGAAGGCCCGACTGGGCATCAGATTTATGCCGAAGTAACAAAAAATAAAGTAGCCCCACCGTATAAGAAGGTCAACTTCAATATGTTTTTTGCTTCTGGTGTTGACCTTTATTCTGGAACCTTTGATATTCTCCAAAAGATGGGGATAGTTAGCGAAGGCGGCGGGTGGTATACAACTCGCTTAACTGGGAAAGATAAGTTTCGCAGTAAGACTTTAGAAACGCCTGAAATGATGGGAAAGTTAATAACAGCTGTAAGAGAAGGAAAAGAGTCAATTGAGGTTGCGGATGACGAAGAAAAGAAAGAAGACTAAGATGGTGACGATAGGGATTGTAACCGCGGATAGATATCCGATGTTGCTATCCTTATTACGTTCGTTGGCTACAATTGACCACGTTACTGCCCACAAGACAGAGATTATTGTTTTAGACAATTCTGTTAATGATGGACCGGTAAGTAGTAGAGAATGGAACGCGATGCTTACTGTCTTAACGTTGTGTGGATTTACTATGAGGTATACTAAGATTTCGCATGGGTTTACTATATATCAGCTTAGGCAAATGGTTTTAGACATGTGTGAGTCGCGGTACCTTTGGTTTTTGGATGATGATTGTATAATTGTTAGAGACCCCTTGGCTATAATGTTGGGTACAATGCGGTATGCGAATGACAGCTATGGATTTGTTCAAGGTGCTGTGATTGATTGTGACAACACTGAAGGATTTAGTGATTGGAGTATTAAGAAAGATAAACTTGTTGAGATAGGAGGAACACCTTGTTGGTATTACTGGTATAAAGAAAGTTATAGGGTTCCGACTATAAAAATGACTAATGCAAATGTGCTCTTAAATGTTAAAATTGCTAAGGATGTTGGTGGTTATACTTATAAAGGAGATAGACCATTTGAAGCGCACCTTGGCAATGCTGATACGTATTTAGGAGCAAAGTTGGCTAGTGTTAGCCAGTGCTTATTTACAAGTGATGCTAGAGTATTTCATTATCCTGCTGAGAAAAGAAACTTTGTAAGAGACTTTTCTTGGATGTTTCCTATATTAGAAGATGGTTGTAGCAAAAAAGTGGTTGAAGCTTTATACGCTTACCATAAGGCTAAGCATGGTTAGAATATGAAGAATTATAATCCGAGACATTGTTGTTTTTACGTAACATCAAAATGTAATCTAGCTTGTAGCTATTGCTCGGTAGCTAAGAATTGGCCTAAAAGAGAAATGTCTATTGGTAGAGTATGTGAGACTCTTGACATAGTTAAGAACGTGGTTAAGCCTCAGTTTCTTGTTTTATTTGGTGGTGAACCTTTGTTGAGAGATGATATTAGCTCCCTTATTGACGAGGTAAATAAAAGAGACTTCGAGTATACTCTTATATCGAATGGAACTATCGATAGGGAGTTTGTCATAAAAAAGTTGAGAGGCTTCACTTTGTCCATTGATAGACCGGATGAGGTTAAGGATGGCGTATCTGAAGCATGCAAGTCTAGTTGGAAAATGCTTAAGAAGTATAAGGATATCGTCCCTGACTTAGTAGCAAATATTACTGTTACGCATGACAATATAGACGACTTGGAAAAGATAGTCGACCAGCTTAACGAGCTTGGGATATGGATTATCTTTGGGTATGTCCATAGTACGAGAAATAAAGAAGAGAAAGCAATGTTTAGAAGCTACTGCCCACGGTTGACATTGACCGCTGAAGACTTTCAGACATTCAAGGAAGTATTTTATAAGGCAAAGAAAAGGCATAATGTTGATGCTTATGTTAAAGAGATGTCAAGGTATATGGGAATGATGAATTGGCATTGTTCTAAGAATCCTCGGAATCCTGAATACCTTACGATAGCAAATAATGGGATGCTTATAGCTTGCAATGACTTTTGGGGAGAGAGAACGACTAAGCTTAGTGTGTTTGATTTGCCTGAGATTGGTATGAAGAAGTGGCTTGAGGTATGTAAGGAAGATAGGGAAGAGTGCCAATTGACGTGTGCGTATAATCATGAAGTGCAATTGTGCTACGGCGGAAACATTATCCATAAGGGAGATATATAATGGCATTACCGAGGTGTAAATCTTTGGCCAAATCAAGCGCTAGCCCTATACCGCCTACCTTAAAACGGCTTGGAATACAGGGTTCTGTGGTTTTATGCAAAAGTTCTGGTGTTGATAGTTTTATAGCCGAATTCTATTTAAAAAGATTAAAAGCTGAATATTTGAGTGTGTATTTTAATTTATGTACGAAGTATACTCGTAAAGAGGTTACTACAATACAGTATAAGCTTAATGGCGTTGATAAGATAGATGACAGATTGGCGTGGTTGGGGGAATGTGAGAAAGGTAGTAATGCTTTTATTCCACAGAGAAATTTGTTACTCGCTTCTGTAGCAAGTATTAAGTATGCTCATAATGTACTTATTGCGGGAATAAGTGGTGACGAAGTTGAGGATAAAAATCCTGAGTTTTTTAATGAAGTATCTGATGTATTGTCGGGCATTAGTAGATATAAGATTAGAGTATTTTCACCATTTTGGAATTTAGACAAGATTGAACTAGTAAAATGGTACATAGATGCTGGTGGAAGTATTGAACAGTTAAAAGAGACAGTGTCTTGTTACAGTTTTAAAGAAAGAGGGTGTTGTAATAAGTGCCCTAGTTGTTTTAGAAGATTTATAGCTCTAAGAGCAAATGGAATAGCTATAGACTTTTACGATAGAAAACTTGCTCTTAGTTATTATAGAAGATGTTTAGCTGGAAAGTACGCTAAGAAAAGACGTATTGGAACTATAAGTGTGCTTAGAGATTACTATCAAGGTGATAAAAGATTTTTATGAAGAAAAGAAGATTGGCAGAAGATTTGTTTAGTGAAAATAGGAGGAGATGATGACCTATTTTGAAGAGCAGGCTAAGGCTGATTCGTTTCTTAATAGTTTTTATGAAGCATATTTCGCTCAGAAGGAAGTGCCAGATAGACAAGAGATGTATACGAATGTAAGATTTTTAGCCTCGGCTGCGATTAACTGCGACAGATTAGGTATTAAAGATTTGGGAAAGACGATGGGCGACAGGTTGGAGATTTATGTGTGGATGCTTCAACAGCTTGGTTATAAGCATGGGCATAGTTTAAGAAGAAAGAGAAGACCAGGATTATTCGATTTTCTTGGTGGCATCTTTGGTGGAATAAAGGTAGAATAGGAGGTAGAAGGATGAAGGTATATTTGAAGAGAACAATAGCGGCAGGCCATATTTTAGAGAATAAGTCGAAGGATGCCGAATGGAATAAGAATACTTTTGGTAAATGCAATCATGCGATTCATGGCCACAACTTTTTGGTTCAGGTATGGGTTGATGGACTTACTGATGAAGATACAGGTATGGTTGTAAACTTTAATGAGATAAAGAACGTTATTGATACTTTTGACCATGAGACATTGAATAATATTATGCCCACAATTCCGACAGCAGAAAATCTTGTTAGCTTAATGAAAGATATGCTTATGAAAAAGCTTTATAGCATAAATGATACGATAACTGAAATACGTGTTAGGATTTGGGAAACTGACAATGCATATGCTGAAGATATAGTTTCGACTAAAAAAGATTTGTAATATGAAACTTATTCCGATATCTGAAATATTTATGGGATTGCAAGGGGAAGGACGTTATACTGGACACCCTGCGGTTTTTGTGAGGGTATCTGGATGCACGAGACATTGTTCCTATTGTGATAGTTCTTTTCATCGTCAACCGATAGCTAAGCTTAGCCCTGAAGATATATTGGCAGAAATAAAAAAGTGTGGAAAAGACCTAAAGGATTATAGGGTAGTATTGACTGGTGGTGAGCCTCTTTTAAGTAAAGAAGCACTTTTTGATTTCACTGACTGTTTAGCGTCGGAGGGTGTATACCAAATAGATTTAGAAACGAATGGTGATTTGATTAAGACGTACAATGATTGGTATGAATTATATTGGGACTTTGCTTACATCGCGATATCGCCTAAAGTCTATGAAGTAGGAAGAAGAGTGGCAAAGTTGTTTGAGAGAACAGACTCTAAAAGATATGATATAAAGATTGTCACAGATGGAAAAATGCTTGGTATGGATATGCTAAGATTCGCGACAATGCTTATGCCTTTAACGACAAAAAATGAAAAAGAGAATAAGCTAATAAGACAGCGTGTATGGAATCAATGTATTCAGCATGGTTTGATTTTTTCCGGTCGACAGCATGTAGAAGTATGGGGACCAAAGAAGAGGGGTGTATGAAGAAGGATGTAGCTATTCCTTGGAAGCTGTTAGATTCATTTAGAAGCCTTATTTTGGCTAATTACTTTGGGAAGGTTGATTTTGTTGTAGGTATAATGAATGGTGGTGGAATACCCGCTATAGTTGCTGGTTTGTCTTTGGACGTTCCGATATATTGGCTATATCTAAAAAGCTATAAGGGAAGAAAGTGTGGAAGAGTTGAGATGGAAACTTGTTTGCTTCCTATGGATAACCCTAAAGGAAGAATTTTACTTGTAGATGATATATTTGACTCTGGAAAAACATTAGAGTTTAGTTTAAGATTTTTGGATGGTTTAAAGTTTAAAAATGTTCAAAGCGTAACTATGTTATCTAAGGATAGAGAGAAAACAAAAAAGATGCACGTGGAATATTTGCTTAAAGCGGGGAAGAATCAGTGGGTGGTATTTCCGTGGGAGCATGAATGAGAAGTATATTTGTGCTATTCTTATTTTTAGTTATTACGCTACCTATGTCGGCAGCATCTATAAAGGAGCCGCCGAAGTATCTGTATAAAGGTTTACTTGGAGAAGCGGCTGATGATGGTTTTAATGGCCAGTATGCTGTAGCTTGTTGTGTTAGAAATCGTTTACGCAAGGGTATGTGGCATGGATTAGTTGCGATGAAGCGTAAAGACTTAAGTGACTATGTTTATAAGCAGCCTAAGGAATATAAACAAAGAGCTAAAAGGATAGTTGAGATGGTGTTCGCTGAGAATACTCCTGATACGACTGGAGGGGCAATATACTTTGAGAATACGCAAAAGTACGGAAAACCGAAGTTTTGTCATAGGAAGACGGTAAAGATTGGAGAACATACTTTTTTTAGAAATTGAGTGTTAAGCTGTTAAATTTGTTTATATATTAAGGAGGATTTAATATGGCTAAAGTAGTATGGCATAAGGTGGATACGAGACTAACCGGATTAAAGACTGTTGAAGTGGATGCGGCAGAAGTGCTAAAGACTGATTGGGATAAGCAAACAGGTATAGCAGTAATAGACAAAGAGGATGTTGAGATACCTGTCGATATGGGAAGATTTTTTAGCCCTCTTGGTCGTTATGGTCAAACGCTCATGAATGTAGATGCGAGGGAAGAGCTACGTGACTCTTTGGCTGTGTATTGGTCCCACGAAGGAAAGCCTAAGATATTCGCTGATGCTCTTTGCTCTGAGACAGAAAGTATATACCTTCGTAGTAAGTTCGTTAAGGCTAAGACGGTTGATAGAATGATTGACGTAAATAGAGTAATAAGTGATGTAAATGAATCTGTTGAGTATGACCGGGTAGTTATAGGTAGCGATGAGAATACTCTTGAGGTTCAGTTTTTAAGTTCGGCAAATAGGGTAGAGGTTAAAGCTGGAGACTTCGTTGATGCTGGCTTATTCGTTACCTTTAACGGTAGAGTAAGGGTAGCAGCAGGAATCAATCGCTTAATTTGTACGAATGGGATGATACGGAGACTGGATGTATGGAAAGGGACAGATTTTAAGTTTGGTGCGGACTTCATTAAAAGAGGCGTAGAGCTAGCACAATGGTTCACCACGCAGCAAGATAGAAAAGTTGAGAGCATACGTGAGCTTAGTGTGGTTATGCGGGATTATCCTGGCAAAATTGAACGACTTTTTTGGCGCGGCTGGAGTGAGAAATGTGACCTTGGCGAGCTAACTTGGGCAGATGTGCTTAACGATGTAACAAATGTAGCTAATCGGTCGCTTGGTAGTTTTAGATATAAGATGTTAAGCACTCCGGTGGCAATGGAGATATTGGATAAGGAAGATTGTCGCTGCCCAGTTTGTAGTGCAGGCGTAGGAGGAAATGTTTAGTATGAGATGTAGGTACTGTGGAAGGGAAGTAACAAGTGGTAAGAAGTATTGTCGTGGACATAATCCGGCTAGTCACACTTATAGGAATACGAAAGAAGGAAATAGAAAGATAAGTCTTTGGAATACTGGTCGACCATGTTCAGAAGAAAAATTAAGAAAAATGAGGGAAAATAATCCTACGTTGAGGGCTATAGGCAGTACACAGAAAGTTGGCGGGTATACGCAGATTAAAATTAGGATTGGTGAGAAAAATTTTTGGGTATATGAGCAGCGTTTGATAGTAGAACAGCACCTTGGAAGAAAGTTGCGGCGCGGAGAAGTTGTACACCATATCAATGAAGATAGAGCAGACAATTGTGTAGAAAATTTAATGGTCTTTAGTAGCAATGGCGCGCATTTAAAATATCATGCGGACCCATTGAGGGTTAGAATAGATGAGATTATTTTTAATGGAGGGGAATTAAATGGTAACTTTGCTAATAGATGTTGATAATGTTATTCGTGCGCTTGATGTCTCAGTCTGGGGTAAATATAATGAGGTATGGGTAAAAGACGTTGATGGAGTACCATTTAGGGAGTTTATCGAGAAGGACTTAGAGAAGTATCTCGTTAATGCCCCCGAGACAGAGTATTGTCAGACATTGAAAGATTGGGATGCTCTTGTTGGCATAAGTAACGTTACATTTTTGACTAGTCAGCCGGTGACGTGGAGGCCGTATACTGAACGTTGGATTAAGGCTAGATTTCCGAATGCTAAGATTGTTTTTACCGACACGCCTGAGGATAAGATTGAGATACTCAATATGCTTAGACTCGCAGGAGCACCTGCAACGCTAATAGAAGATTACCCTAAGTTTAAGAGCTATCAAGGCATTACGCTTATTGATAGGGCTTACAATAGAGAAATAAAAGCTGATACAAGAATAAAAGACCCGTTTCAGCTACTGCAAGTACTAATTCAGGCTTATGTGTATGGAATAAGAAATGCCGCAAAACTTTGCCATGCCATAGCGAAAAAGAAAGGTTGGTGGGATGATAAGCGTAGTGAGGGAGAAGCTATAGCGTTAATGCACTCAGAATTGTCTGAGGCACTTGAAGCAATGAGGGCGAAAGAAAGAAGTGAGAATGCTATTATAGAGGAATTGGTTGATACTTGTGTACGTGTGTTTGACTATTGTGACGGCAAGTATCCTGATAGATTTGAGAATGGCTTTATAGCAAAGCTAGCTATCAATTTGGACAGACCATATAGACATGACAAAAGGTTTTAAGAGGAGTACAATGGAGGATAGAATATTAGCAAAGTTTGTTGTCAATGTGATTATTAAGAAGCAGAAAGCGCCTTCTATGCCTGTGTGGATGGAAGAGCTGCTTAAGCGTTATACGATTGTTGATTCTGACAATCGTATAGTTTTGAGTATGCCGGTAGATTGGGTAGGATTGACTGATGGAACAGTACATGATATAATCAATCAATTTGGGTCGGCAGCATATATCTCATTGGCTTATATTACGAATGGAGATGAGATAGTTGTTGATTGCTCTGGTGAACGTGTAGATACTTTTAAGATGGTTGAAGGTAGTATTATAATGCAGAGGTATGTTAAGAGGGATTTACGCATAATTAAGATATTAAACAAGGAGAGGGAGGTATTTATAGTGAAAGACTATATTCTTGACCTTTCAAAGTTTGATAGCATTGTAAAGGTATTGGATTTATATTGTGTTGGTATGGAAAGTGGAATTAGGGTTGCAGATTTTTTAGCGGGGGGTCGCTTATGTCAAAAAATGTCTTAGTTGTAGAGTCAATCGTTGACACTATCCGTGGTGAGTCGCCATCGTCTGGTGTGCCGTCACTTGTATTAAATGTTGACCCTGAAAGTGAGAGGGAGATTAACGCGGATGCTTTTTGCGATTTAGTAAAGGATAGCGTAGGAGAGGTTGTCACGTTCATCGGTAGGCCGTTTACTCAGCTACCTGCTTTAGCAGAGCTGGTTACGTCTTTTTATTCTTGCAAAGGAGATAAGAAGATTTTTATAGAGACATCTGGAAGAATATCGAAGGAGATGCAGCAGAGAGAGCTTATTGTTCCTATTGTATCGAAGACTACTTTGGTTATTAAGCCTCGGGTTGGCAATATAAACAGTAAGGAATACGAGTGGTTAGCTCATTATCGTTTTAGTAGCGTGTACTGGAAATTTTCGTGGCAAGGAAATGTTGAGAAGACTAACGATTTAATATCAACGTTCTTTCGCTTCTGTTTAAGCAAAGATGTCATTGAGGATGTAAGTGAGGGCAGGGTAATCCTTATCCCTAAGGATATTGACAATAAGGATGAGTGCAAGGAAGTATGGAACTATTGCTTGATGTCGCATATTAGGTACTCTGCGAGAGAATCACGACGACTATTTTGATAGAGAAAAAAATTTGATGGGAGAAGACAATGAACTTTTTAACCGTTAAATCGTCGAATGTACACTCAGTTGGGTACGATGAGAAGAACGCTGTTCTTGAGATACGCTTTCATAGCGGTGGGCACTATCGCTACGATGATGTGAAAAGGGAAGTGTTTGATAAAATTGGAACTGTGGAGTCTGTAGGTAAGTTTGTCAATGAGAGCGTGGTTAGGGGCGGGTATACGCATTTGAAGGTATCTGGCAACTGGCGGATAGCTAAAGCGACGCCAGAAACTCCGGAAATCGGCCAGAAACCTACTGCGCAACCCGGTGAAGCGGCTAATCCGACCTCTTTATCACCTAAGGAATAGCGATAGCCCGCGAGGCTTTTGGAGGCTAAATGAACGAGTTTGTGACGAGTGTAATATCTAGTTCAAGAGGTTTACAAGGATTAAAGAAGATGCGCAATAGGACTGGAAAGGAGCCTACGTATAAATGTAGCAACTGTAAGTGTATACGCTATTCGTCTTGCAATTGCTCATTGCCAAAAGGCAAAGAAAGAAAGGAAGAGGTTACAGAGTGAAGATAGGATTTATAACAGACAGCCATTTATGCAACTGGCGAGACTTTGGTGATACCGGCATTCAGCGGGGTAGGATATCACGAAGGATGCAGTCTCAGCTTAATGTGTTAATACAGGCTTTTGATATATTTGAGAAATCAAAAGTAGATTATGTATGCCATCTTGGGGATTGGACGCACTCTGTAGGGATAACAAAGAATGAAGAATTAAATGCTTTGGTTGAATTGCTTGAAAGACAAGATTTTGATTGGACCTATGTGCATGGAAATCATGATACTGCTGTAAGAATAAAGCCTGACGACCATAATATTATAACAAATGTAATAGAAAGATTTGCAAGGTCGACTGGGGAATTAGAGAAAGAACTGAAAATAAAGATTGTAAATTACTATGATGAAGTAGACTATGACGAGATTAAGGGCTATGATTTAGTACTATTGCATAAGACACCTTGTGGTGCAAAGATTGGTTCATTTATATTTGAGGACGGTGTTGATTGGAAGAGGTTAGCTGATACAAATCGTTTAGTGCTATTTGGACATATTCATCAAAAGCAAGTATTGGCAAAGAATTGTATAATACTTGGTTCACCAATGCCGTTTACGTTTGGCGATGAGGGAGAAAGAGGCATTTGGATTTTAGATACAGAAGATTTTAGTATAGAATTTCGTAAGCTAAAGTATCCTGAGTTTGTAACTGTTGAAAATCCGGATGAAGTGAAAGAAGATGGAAATTATTATCGTGTATTGAACTGTAAGGAGAAGATAAATAAGCAGAATGTAATATCGGTAAGAAAACCGGAAGTTTTCGAGGAAAGGATAAAGGCGAATACGTTTGACGGTATAGTAGGTGAATGGCTTAAGTTGAACGGTAAGGATGATGCCTATAGAGAATCGATAAAGGATTTGGTTACGGATAAGTTTCAGCTTGAGAGGAATATTTTCAAGGGAAAGATTAAGTCTGTTGTGGTGGATAACTTTGGTTCAGTAGATAGAGTAGCTTATAAGATAGTGAATGGCTTTATTTATGTATCAGGAAGTAGCGATACAATGGATAGTAACGGAAGCGGGAAGACAAGCGTTTTCGGCGAGGCTCCGTATTGGTGCTTATTTGATGAGACTACGAAAGGTGTAAGTGGTGATTCAGTTATTCGTGATACTCCTGAGCTACAGCCTGATTGCAAAGTAGAGCTTGTGCTAGCTGATGGAGATACAGAGATAAAGATATCGAGAACAAGGAAGAAAGGCTTATTGGTTATTCGTAATGGCGAAGAACTTGTTGGAGGATTACGCCAAGCCGATAGACAGAAATATCTTGAGACATTGCTTGGTATTGATAAGACAATGTTTCTTGCATCTTGTTACTTTAGTCAGAAGAATTTGATAACACTTACAGGCTTAGGTGATGCAGAAAAAACTGGAATGATAACTGACTTACTTGGTTTCGAAGCCTATGATGATTTGTATGGTGGGGTAACGACAAAGATAAAGGTAAAAGAGAATGAGCTGTCCGCCCTTACGCAATCAGAGGCGTTAAGATTAGAAAATGAGCTAAAGATAATTGAAAGTAGCGAAAAGTTAATGGAAAAAAGGATAGATGAATTAAAGGATTCGTTGATTAACGTCGAGGAAAGGCTTATCACTAAAAAGAAATCGCTTAATGAGCAATTGCGGGAAGATAAGTCGCCTATAAATGTAGATGAAGTACGAAAAGAAATAGATGAATGCCTAACTACAGTAGCTAGCTTAGAGAAGGAAGAGGAAACATGCCAAGCTTGCATAGGTGAAAAGGAAGAAGGATTGAATATTGTTTATAGCGAACAGACAAAAATTGCTAATGGCTTGCACGCTGTAAAGGTGGAACGAACATCACTTGATAGGGCGGTAGAGATGCTTAGAATGCAGATAGCTAAGGTTAGTGGTGCAAAGATAGATGGACGTTGTGAGAATTGTGGAGCAGAGATAACAGAAGCAAATAAGCAAGCTTTCATTAAAGAGAAGGAAGAAGAAATAGCTAAGCATAGAAAAAGTATATCCGATTATGAGGTACAGATTAATGCTATAGAAGAAGCACTTACTCAAGTAAAGACTGCCTTTACTGATTTGCAGAAAGTTATAGCTGAGATTAAAGAGCTTAAAGCTAAATATAGAAGAGACATTGAGGTATTTCGTAGAAAGAAAGATAATCTTACGAAAGCATTGCAGGAAGAGGAGCTTAGAAGCACTAAGATAGAACAGATAAAGAAAGAGCTTAGTGAGCAGATAGCTGAGTATTTGAAGGATATAGAAGGATACGAGATAAGCATAGTAGATGCGGTTAAGGAAAAGAAGGAACTCCAGCCTAAGAAGGAAGAGATAAAGATTGCGATAGCTGATATCACCAGGAAGGTTGCTTCATTGGCAAAAGATATAGAGCAGCTAAACTTTTGGAAGACGGCCTTTTCGTCTAAGGGAATACGTGGCTTATTGTTGGATAGGTTCTGTAATGAGATAAATGACTTTGCTAATAAGTACCTCTCGATAGTTAGTGATGGTACAATGAGTATGGTAATGACGCCCACAAAGACTTTAAAGTCCGGTGAGGAAAGAAATAAGATTGGCTTGGATATCTTTGTTGGAGATAAACTTAAAAGCTATATTCAGTTAAGCGGCGGAGAACAGAAGAGATGTGAGATATCGATATGTTTAGGGTTAAACAGATGGATAGCGACGAGGTACAATATTCCGCATGGATTGTTTGGCATAATGGTTATTGATGAGTTATTTAGCCATATAGACGCTGGGGGCGCTGATTCTATAGCACAGTTACTACATGAAGAAAGCGCGAATAGGTCTTTAATAGTGATTGAGCATAATGCTGGATTGGCTTCATATGCGGATTTGATACTTAGAGTTGTTAAGGAGAATGGGGTATCGAGGTTGGAGGTTGGGTGAGAGACTTTATGCGTACTTTAAGAAGTGGACAAAGAGGTGAAGGGATGAACCGAAAAAAGATTGAGGAAGCGATTAAGTTCCAAGAACTAGAGTTAAGAATCGCCAGTTGTGGGACGGATTGTCCGTCTTGCCAAAAAAGAAAAGACATAATCATCCTCGCCAAAAACTGTCTGCGGTTGGATGAGTTAGCCGCCAATGGTAAAATGGTTAGGCTTAATGATGTTAAAAAACTGTTGGAGATAAAGGAGGTGAGGAAATGAATAAAACGGTATCGCTTGAAACTGCGAAGTTGTTGGTAGAGAAGGGGATTGATTTATCGAAAGAAACCAAATATGGTTATGCTGAACTTTGTGCTGTTAAGATAGAGTTAATAGAAATTAAAGATATTAAAGATTATATATTTTGGCAAAACCATAAAGTTACTAATCTATTTGCCGCCCCCGACATCCCAGAGCTGTTGGCGGAGTTGAGTAATAAAGATATTTTAGATTATGTTAATCAGCAAGAGTTTTTTGACCAAACAATGGGAGAATATATAAACTTATTGCGAAATCCAGACAGACTTGCCCAAGCGTTGATATGGGTGAGGAGTAAAGCGGAGGTGAAGTGATGAAGGAAAACTTTAGAACTGATTTAATTAAGTTGTTGAATAGATATTCAATTGAAAACGAATGCGATATGCCCGATTTCTTGTTAGCTGATTTGTTAATTGGAACTATTAAAGCTATTGGGAAACCGATTAAAAAAACATTAGATTGGCACGGTTGTGATTCAGTCTGTCATCCTAAAGTAAAAGTCAAAAGCGAGGTGAAGTAATGAGCAAGATTGAGGGTATACTTGGAGAATTAGCAGGTGAAGCAAGTCTATGCTGGAATCCTGGACCTAAAGGAGTATTTGATTCCACTCAAGCTAGTGTTGCGGTTAATAGAGCTAAGTCTAAATTGGGTAAAATAATCCTAGTGGAAGATTTGCCGAGTGTAGCCGAAATGGCTAGAAAATTAGGGAGAATAGTGTTTGAAAAAGAAACAGGAGCGGTAATTATGCCGTATTCACAATGTAAAAGAATAGCCCAAGCAATTCACAAACTGATGATGAGTAAACCGGAGGTGAAGGGATGAAAACCTGCAAAGGCTGTAAATATAGCAAAACCGTTCTCATGTATGTTTGCTCTATCCTTGGCGTAGAAGATAGACGTGTTTCAGGGATTAGGTGTAAGGGATGGAAGAAGAAAGCGAAGGTGAAGGGATGAAAGTATTTGACGTAGATACTGTAGGTTGGTGTATAGATGTATATTCAGTCGTTGCAGAGGATATGGCAACTGCAGAAAAGTTGTTTTTAAAAGAACATCCTACTTCTACAATAAGAAAAATAACATTACATTCTGATTGTGTTATAGTCCAAGTTGGGGGTGAAAAATGAGCCTAGAAAGTTTAATGCCGAAGAAAAAGGTGTCGTGTCAGAAACGGCACAGATAAAGATGTTCTAACAGGCGATAAAACAAAGGAGGGTCAGATGAGTAAACCGGATAGTTTGATGATTGATGAGGTTAGGTATGTGCGGGCAGATTGTGTACAAGAAAAAGCACCAAGTTTAGCTGGCATGGAACGCTGTATTGTGCGCTCCTACGGAGCTGGTGTGTTTATCGGTTATGTAAGCGAAAAGAAAGCGGAACTAAACGGAGTGAACATAACGCTACTCAAAGCCAAGCGCATACACTATTGGTCTGGAGCGTGTTCGTTGACACAATTAGCATTAGACGGCACAAAGGACGGTGGTAATTGTCGAATTACAGACGCGATTGATAGCCAATTTATTGCAAACGTGATTGAGATTATCCCAGTAACCGCCAAGGCCAGTAAAATTATTGATGAGGTAAAAATATGGCAGCAATGATTTTTACTGGCGATGGCTCTGGCCATGGCTCTGGCTCTGGCTATGGCTCTGGCGATGGCTATGGCTATGGCTATGGCTATGGCTATGGCTATGGCTCTGGCGATGGCTATGGCTATGGCTATGGCTATGGCTATGGCTCTGGCAATGGCGATGGCTCTGGCGATGGCGATGGCTCTGGCTATGGCTCTGGCGATGGCTATGGCTATGGTAAAGGTTAGCGTTGATTGAGAAGAAGGCGGAGGTGAAGGGTGAGTTGTGATTTAGAAACTCTTGAAAACAGGCTAAGAGAAGCGGTTGAACTAGGGGAAATGTCGGAACAAGAAGCATGGCAGATTTATAAAGAGGCAGAGGCGGAGGTGAGGGGATGAATAGCGAACAGGCAGGAAAAAATACCGACAAAGAAATATGGCGCAAGGTTGAAGGTGATTATTATTCGCCTTCTATCTTTGTTACTGAAAGCGGTGGAATAGGTATAAACGTAGGCGGGAGCGTTGTTATAAAACCGATAGAAGATTGGCATGAGTTGGCTAAGGATAAAGTCATCGCCATTGAGGAAATTGACTGGGCAGAAATCAAAAGGTTAATCACTAATTACTATCCTGCATTTGAAGGTGAAGTGGGTCAAAAAAATAAAAGGCAGTTATTGGAATCCATCCGTGCATTGATTGAGAGTAAAGCGGAGGTGAGGGAATGAAAATAGCCATAGAAATTAAAGACGAAAAATTCATTTTTGATTATTATTTTTCTAAACATTCTGGTAGCCATAA